GATGTTCGTCGGCAACCACCAGTAGAGTGGCCCGGTAAGAGTGGCGCCGTTCTTGATGCAATCGTAATAAAGATTTGCCGCGAAGAAATCAGACCACGCCCAGATGAGATCGATCTTGCCATCGAGAATCGGCGCAACTCTGATGGTGTTGCCGCGCGTGCGGCTGGCGTCGCCGCCTTTGTACGGCGAAAACATTTCGGAGTTAGCCAGGCAAAACTCATAAACTTCTTTCGTTTTATCGCCGTCGCCGGAATCGACGAGGCCCGCGGTGACGATGTACTCGCGACGGGCGCGAGTCGTTGAAGCGTTAAAGCGTTGAAGCGTTGAAGCGGGATCCCAAACGAATTGCCGCGTTTTCCCATTCTGCATCGGCGCGAGGCCGGAAAATTCGAGAATCTGTTGCCAGCTGACGGCTTCGCCCCAATCGATGAGCGCGGACCACGTCGGCCAATCGGGATGATCCCAGAGAATTCCCCAGGCGCGGATCCCCCACCAAAAACTGTGCTCCTGGACGTCTTCCTTGATCGTGACGCCGGCGCGCGCGTACGGCAGGCCGAGCGTGAAATTCCAAAACTTAACGAGCGCGGAAACGTCGCCCTTGGCTTCGACGAATTCCTTTGCGATGAGACCCCAGTACTCAAACGGGTTGTAAGCGGACCAGGCGTGCGCGCTTTCTTTGTCGGCCGGCGCGAACGGATTGTGTTTGACCCACCAGAACCGATCTTCCATCCAGAGCAGGTCGGTCCATTGGATTTCTTTTTTGCAATGCGCGCACTCGTATGTGGCGCCGCGCTCGAGCGCGTCGATGTCGTACCCGATTTTTACCTTTTCGGTTTTCGTCGGGTCGTCGATGCGCGGGCGATCTTCGTAAATCGCGAACTGGCTGAACTTGAATTGGCCGGTCGTTTCTTCGCGCCATTTCTCGCGCGCCGTTCCTTTCGGAAACGGGACGTGATTTTCATCGAACGGAACCAGCTTTTTCTCGATGAAAAACGTGAGCCGCTGCCAGCCGGCTAAATTTGGATCGTACGAAAGCGGCGATCGACCGGGCTCGACGTCATCCCAGGACGGCGGGACGAATGCTGTAGTCACTTCGCTGCGCGAAGTCTTTTCTGCGCTGCAGTGCGGGCACGGCAGATAGCAATAACGCTGCGAGCGGGCGAGAAAAGTTTGCCAGGTAGGTGATAGCTCGCCGCCTTCACCTGGCGTCGAGTTTTCCAGAATCAGCCGGGACGCCGAAAACAGTTTGGTGCGCGCGATGATCTTGTCGTCGCTGGCTGCGTCGCGATGGATGCTGCGCCGGCAACGGTCTTTTTCATTGACGATCGCGAGCTCGGCGTTGAACCCGTGCAGATCCGCTTCGGCGCCGCTGCCGATGATGCGCAGGAATTTTCCGCGAAACGATTTGACGAGCGTGGTCCAGAATTTGCGCGATGCCGGGTGCGGCGGCGGCGCGATCGCGAGCGCGCGGACCGGCTCGCACTGCAGTAAAAATTCATCCAGCTCGCTCCGGACAAACTTCGATGCGCTAGACCTGGTGGGATCCAGCCAGATCGCCCAGCCGAATCTTTCGGCGATCCAGTACAACGCGACGCAGATTGCAAAAAGCGTTTTCCCGATTCGCGCGCTGGCGCAGAACGTGAAGAAATGAACGAACCGCTGCTGAACGATATCGTAGAGGCCACGGAAGATCGGGCAGCGCGACGTGCGCATCCGCCCCGTGCACGGTCCGCCGCTTTCTTCCGGAATGACGACGTGCTTGTCGATCCATTCGAACATCCGGATCCGCGGCCGCGGCCGGAGCGTGGCGCGAATTAACCCGCGCAGCCAATCAATCGCATTAAGATAATTTCCCGGAGGAGTCGCCGCGGCGACCCTGTCTCGGCCGACAGCGCTTCTAGCCTGTCGTCTTTTCTGAACGTCGAGCACGCTTGCGCGTGGGTGTCACAGGGCGACGTTTGCGACGTGGTTTTGTTATCTCTGGCGCATTGCGAGCAGCTGACGCTGCTAGAGTTTGATCTGTACGAGCGTCTTTTTCGGAATCGTTTGCTTCAACGTTTGAATCGTCTCGATCTTCAGGTGCGCCATCAACTGCGATCGCGCGCCGCCCGATCCGCCGCAGCGTCTCTTCCACGGCCAGGCGAATCAGATCGATAAACGCGGCGCGATCCTGACCATCGAAGCTGACTTTCGCGTAAAGCGCTGCGGTTTCTTCGTCGAACGGAAACTCGGCGAGAATTTCTTCGAGCGGTGGTTCGATATATTCAGCCAGGTTCAAATCTTTGATCACGGCGTCCATCTCATCGCGCAGCGTTTGCTCGGCGTCGGAGACGTCGCGCTTCAGCACCATGAAACGGGCGGCGCGTTGCGGATAAAGCGCCAGCTTGGAATTGATCGCGGCGAGCATTGCGCCGACCGGAAGTTCGAGCTCGGTCGCTACCAGGAGAAGATTGTCGCCGCGAGCGATCCGGCGCTCAGCTTCCTGGCAGAGCAATTCTTCGCGATACATCTTCCAATCGCGAACGGTTGTTCGGTCGCCGTCCTGCTCGTCATCTTCGAGTGTTTCATCTGCGCGATTCCGTCCGGTCTCGAGCATGAAATGCATCCAAGCCACGACGTCGTGGCGTCCGTCCGGGCGCGGCCGCGGCCATTTGTCTGCAAGATCCGGATGCAGGCGAGGATTCCGCCAGTTCTGCAATGACTTTCGCGTGACGCTCACGCCAAGCCGCTGCGCCAGGATCCGGGCGAGCTCGTCCCAGGTCTGCGCGAAATTTAGTTGTTCCGCTGCTGGATTCTGTTTCTCCTTAGCGCGCTGCAGTTTTTCTTCTTCGCGTTTGGTGAGAGTGTGGCCGGCGCCGAGTTTGCGAATGATGTTCGCAAGCTCTTTTGTCTCGAGCTTTTCGAAATCCGCCGGCGTGAGCTTCACGCCAGCGCGCCAATGTCAGCACCGAATGTTGGATTTCATGCGTCGCCCTCGTTGAAGTCGAAGCTGCCTTGTTTATCTCGCCTGATTGCTCTGGCCGTGGCTTCGTAGGAGTCGTTTATCGGCGCTTTGTTCTCCAGCGTGGCTCCGTGTTCCCAGAAGTGGCGCCAGCCTCGTTTGCGCTTGCGTCCAGCGGCGGTATGCCTGTCCAGCGCGAAGTCTGGAATCGCCTGTTGAGGCCTCGGCGCTTCGTACATCGCGATCAACGCGTGATCGACTGTGCGAGATTTCGGTGCGCGGCTGAGAATTAGTACAGCGTGAACGAGGAAAAGACGCTCTGGCGCGTGCTTTGTATCCTTCCGCTTGGCCTGCTCCCGCCAGTTCTGATAAAGCGAGAGAATCGTCGGAGCGACGCGATTGTCTGCCAGCCCCACGTCCTCGCTGGCGATGATTCTGAGCCGTTTCCAGACGTATTCCGCGAATCCTGAGAGATCGAGCTCCGTGGCCCAGAAGAGCGCTTGCTCTTCCAGACCACGGCGAATGCATTTTTGCAGCGCGCTCGAAACCTCGGCGCAGTTGTAGCCGCCTTTGGTCGTTAGTTGCGCGAAGGTCATAAGAGCCCGTTCTCCTTGAATGAATAGCTCGCGCCTTCGGCGACGATGACGTGGTCGATTAGCGGAATGCCGAGAAGAGCGCCGCAAGCGCGCAGTCGATCGGTGACTGATTTATCAGCGTCACTCGGAGTCGGCGCGCCGACCGGATGATTGTGCATCAGGACTATTGCAAAGGCGGCGTTAGCGACTGCCGCGCGAAAGATTTCGCGCGGATAAGCGATCGTCTCGGTGATCGAGCCAATACTAACTAGATTGAACGCCTGAACGTCGCCGTCTGCGTTGAGCAGAAGCGCGACTAGATGCTCTTTGTCGGCGTCAAACCAAGCTTGTTTCGCGATTACGTCTCTCCAGTACGTGTGCGCAGTCGTTGGAGTCGCTCCGTGCCCGCTTGGCACTTCGCAGACGCGCATGACTTTTACCATGTAAGCTTTTGCGTCGTTCATGGCAGTTAGGCCGCGATTGCTGCGTCTGTGAGGAACAACGTGACGGTCTCGAGCATCGTCACGCAAGCGGGGTCGATCACTGCTTCGCCGCCATATTGCGCGAGGTCGCGGCAGAACTGGACTTCATGCGACGCTCCGTTCCCGCAGTAGTAAACATCGATGCGGCAGAGCATCGTGCGCGCGATCGCCAGCGCTCGCTCCGCGCTATTGGGCTGCCCGTCGGTGATAACGACGATATGCTCTGAATTGAGTTTTGCGGCCTCGCGCAAAGCGCCATGCAGCGAAGTTCCGCCGCCTAGTCGCATCGTGCCAAATCCGCCGCGGGGCGCTAACTCATTGAATGACTCCCAAGTCGTTACACGCTCCGAACGATCAGCGAACAATATCACCGCCGCGTTTTCGAGTTTGCTCACCACGCGCAACATGCAATCGCGCATCGCGTCGAATTTAGTTTTGCCGGTCGCTCTAACGATGTCGCACATGCTTCCCGACACATCGCCGATGATTACTTTCTCGGCTTTCTCGTGAGTGAGCGCCGCGTTGAATGCCTGAATGGCCTTGTCTTCGTTTTCTGTACTGATTAGTGGTTTCATTTTTTTGGGTTCTTTCTGTTTTTGGGTTTACTGCGAAAACTTTTCGAGAAGCTGATAGGCGCCGTTCACTGCCTGCGCCGCTTCGAGCGCGCCGCCCTTATCTGGGTGATGAATGCGAACGAGCGAAATCCAAGCCGCGCGCACGATCGACTTTTGCAGCGGCGGTTTTGGCTTGATTCCCAGCACTTTGGCTGCGAGCGCTAAGCTTTTGCAGCGCGTCGCGAGAAAGTCGGAGAACGTTTTCGGGATTTTAGGGGCGCGTTTGGCCC